ACTACACCTTCGCTACCTGTATGTGTTGCCATTATTATTCATTCTCCTTTTGTATGTCATTTTCTTCTTTTAATACTTCCCAAACTGGGTCTTTCTTTTTAGACTTTTTGGGTTTTGGTTGGTCTTTAATTTCTGACCATCCATTATTAAGATACTTGGTTAAATGCTCAACAAATATCTCAATCTCGCTGTCTCCTTTATAGAGACGAATCCTATTGTTCATGTGTTACCCCTTATAAACTGATAAGTAACTCTGACAGTCATGTTTATTCCCCCATAAGGGAATATAGTTCCTTCGTCTGAAGAAACTGCAATAATTTGAGTGTCAAGTGCATTACCATTTCTTGTTCTATCAGCATCTAAAGCTTCTTCGATAGCTTCTATTAACTGATTTCTTTTAGTGTCTATGTTTGTGTCAGTTCCTTTAACATAACCAACAACAACATAATCTATTCTACCTTCTCTCCTAGTTGAACCATCACCAATCGTGACATCTTCTCTTTCTTCATCTCCTGAAGATATATACACTGCTGGAAATTGTGCTTCAGAAATCTCATCAGGTTGAAAAGGCTCTCTTGTAATCTTTTTGAGTTCAACTGGACTGGTCATAGCATCTAATACTGTAATAATATTACTAGCTATGTTTTCTCTATTACTCATTTAAACTCCTAATTCTCTTAATAATCTATCTACAAATATTTCTGCTATCTTTGCTTCATCTTTTCTACTAATAGCAAAGAATGGTCTCTTTTTATCATTTGCTAATGCTTTAGTACCTTCGGCAGTTCTTGTAAAGAATATTTTACCTCTAGATGATGAAGCTTCAATAGTCATAGCTCCAAGCATCTGACCAGTAAAGTTTAAGTCAGGTCTCAGGGGTCTGCCTTCCTGCCTTCTAAACTCTGCGTATTCAGGTGTATAAGGAGCAAAGTTTCTTCCTTGAAAGTCTAATCCTTTAAGAGTTCTTCTTGAGATGTTCCCTCTTTGGAATTGTGATGCTTCTAATAAACTTTTCTTAAAAGCTGTTGGTTTTCTTGCTTTGAGTCTATCAAAGAATCTTTTAACTTGTTTGTCTCTTATATTGACTTTAAGTTCCATCTATCTCACTAATCGCAGTGAATGGATAGCTTCCTTTTCGTCATTTTGGATAGTTGAATCCCCATCATCATCATATTCCACCCCATCAAATAAAATTTGTTGGAACTCTTTTTCAAATTTATCTGAATAGTGTTTAATCATGACTTGGAATCTATCTTCCTGTCCTTCAGGGTTAAATCTAGTTAATTTAGGAAGTGCATATTCAGATAAAACTCTATAGACAGCACATCTAGTAAATTGAGATTCAGTTAATTTAGTGGCATCCATTTCTTCAGGCACAAGTCTAGAGATATCTCTGTAGTCTCTGTTCTTGTATCTTTCCCACCAATCTATTCTTAATCTTCTTTCAATGTCTGATTGAGCCTTTGCATGTTCATCTGTAAATGCGTTAATACCAAAGCTCAAAATATCAGGAACATATTCTTGAAGGTCGGAATCTGTGGACATAGCCATAATAATAAATCTCCTTTGTGAAACTGGTTAAAGAGGGGGAATAAATCCCCCTCAGGTTTAGTTATAATTATAATGCAGAGTCAGAAACTACTTTAACTCCATAAGCATCAACTAGCTCAGCTACTCCCCATGTGGCAGTCGCTACATACTCAGTTAATCTTGCAGAAGCATTTCTATCTTCTTCAATTGTCAGACCCTTCTTAGATGCTACACCAAATGCTTTTGGTGAGAATACTGCACCGATAGAATCATCTGCTGAGTCAATGCCGATAACTGCTGATTCAAATAATTGAACACCAGCAATCTGACCAACATAGCCAGTTCTTAAAGCTTCGTTACCGATATCTGATAGAGCAGATACAGAACCTGCGTTAGCAAGTGTTTTCTTTAGGTTATAGATAGCTTTTGGGTGGAACACACCATAGAATGGAGCTGGAGCATTATCTACTCTTAGCTCTGCCACAGCTTTAAAGATGAGGTCTGCAGTTAATTCAGTTCCAGCAGAACCAACAGAAGTTGATAATCCTGTGAATAGACCTGTGATATCTTCGTCAGCTTTCTTCGCTACTGCTTCACCTAAGATTCTTCCAACATCTTGAGCAACATTTCTACCTGCTGATTCTCTCATTAGGTCAGAAATAGAAGCCATAACACCCTGCTCACTTGCAGTGATTGTTACTTCTGATGGGTTAATCGCAGTGTTAGCAAGGTCTGAACCTTCTGCTACTGCTGATGCAGATACTGTTGGATAAATCGGAACTTGAACAGTTTTACCTGCTTGTCCTGAAATATCGTAAACAGTTACGAGAGGAAGCATGATTGACTTCTCTTGTGCAGTGAAGATAGCTTCCTGTAGTATATTAGTATATAGTTCTGAACCGACAGAACTTGTTATTTCGTTTGCCATTTATTTTCTCCTTTTGTGATTATTTGACAAAAGCATTAGCATTTTTGACTCTCATCTTTCTATAGATTTCTCTATGTTCAGGATTAGACATATTTAAATCTGCTATGCTCATTTCTTTTTGTTGTTCTCCACCAATCGCTGACCTTGTTCCTGACCCACTAGGAGTAGGAGAAACAAAGTGTGGATTTGTGTCTAGAAATTCTTTCACCAGCTCATCAATAGTTAGAGGTTCTCCATTGTCGCTGTATCTTTTAACACCATCATCACTATAGACAACTGCCTTCCCTTCTTCGAACTTCACATTACTCTTGAGTAAGTTAGTTACCTGTTGGGGTTTAATTGCCTTGTGATTAGAAGCAGAATTCAAAAGAGAATCATCAACTCTAAGCTTATATAATTCAGCTTTAATGTTGGAAATTTCTTCATCCTTCTTACTTACTGTTTTCTTTAATACCTCATCAAACTCCCCTCGCTTTTTTTGAAGTTCAAGCTCTTTATCTTCTCTTTCTTTGATAATTGCTTTAGCTTCATCAAGAGAAACTCCAAGAGACCCCATGATTGATTCTTCTTTTTCTTTCAATCTTTTATGAAGTAGTTTTTCTACATCAGATTGACGAAGCATCTTTTCTTGAGATTCTTGTCTTGTTTCTTTTTGCTCGGTTTGCTGTTCCACTGTACTAGGCTCATCAGCACTATTGTTCACCATATTTTCAGTCTTGTCAGACATTTGTCACCTCTTTCTGAGTGTTTATTCGTTTAACCAGTCAGGGTCGGTTGCTACCCAGTGATGCCTACAATTATAGCCACCTCTAACAATGAATGGGTCTCCACTGGATTTACCTGCCCAGCTATTGTTTGCCCATTCTTCTCGGATTTCATCCTCTGTCATTATTCTACCGACATGAGAGATGCACCAATCACGAGAATCTCGTATAATATTTCCAGCATATTCAAAGTGAGTCAATCCCACTTCTCTAGCCTTTTCCATATTAAAATTTGCGTCAAACTGCATTAAGGAATCATGTGCCATTTGTCTAGTATAGCGAGAGAAATTATCTCCTGTTCTTTGATTCAAATATATCTTTTGCAGTTCGCTTATTGCTTCATCTACTTTGCTGTTCATTGAAGCTTTAAACTTGTTTTCTTTAATAAAGTTAGTTAGTTCTTGTGCTTTTTCATTATCTGTAGAAGCATAGATTCCATTTATTTTTTGTTTTAAATCTCTAACTATCTCATTAAAAGGTTTTCCAACTATTGTGCTTTGATACACCTCATTGGCTAAATCATCTAAATATTCATTAGCTAATGACTGGAATCCTTGAAATGTTTGTTTCTTCAGATTAGCAATAACTTCTTTATTGATATCTGTTAAAAATTTAAATTTCTTAGGGATAGGCAATTCACCATAAATACCTAAGATGGTGGAAACTGCTCTATCGTATTCTCTAATATTCGTATCAATTGTTTTAGAGAATGTTTCTTCTATAAACTGTTTTAACTTAGGTCTAATCTCAATAGCGAGTCTAGTATCAAATAATTTACCTTGTCTCTTAGGTAATTCATTTACAGCATCAACTACTTTCTGTTCTAGCTGTTCTAGAGTTTCAAATAACCTGCGTTCATGATTGTCTGCAAGGTCATTGAGAATCTTGTCTCTAGTTCTAGTAAACCTGTCATTAAACTTTGCCATTAAACCTCAGGAATGGTTGCTGGTTCTGGTTCAGTTAAACCAAAGTCTCCTACAGTTGCATTTTGTTCAATCTCTTGATGAATTGTATTTATAACTTCATCATCATCAATAACTTGAGATGCAATCTGTTTGTCAATCTCTTGCTGGAATGTTGAGCTTCTAATACCTGATGCTTTAGCAGTCATGAGATACTGTAAGTCAGAAGTCCAATCTCTCAAGTTAAAGGAGTCTGGATATTTTATTTCTCCATCAAATTCTCTATCTTGCCACATAGCCCAAAACTTCCAAAGTTGTTCTTCGGCTAATTCTAATAAATCACCCTTCTCAGAAAGTCTCGCATTTAAAAGCTGAAATTCAGTTTCTAATGCCACTCCTGACTGGACACCAGTCGCTGTAGCTCTGACTGAACCCATGTGAGTCATTCTATCAATAGATTCAATCTTCGTGTTGATTGACTTCATGATAGCTTCTAGGTTAGCTCCACTCGGTTGTAACTGATAAGGCTTGAGAGCTGGGTTTAAATCTTCAGGTATCTGAACAACAGAACCTGCTCCTGCACTAGCTTGAACATTAGGTGTTTTTACTAAAGAAGGATGGTTA